GTATGGAATCGGATACCCGTTCCGCAATAAACAAATCCGAACAATTGTTCAACTTGACATTGAACTTGACATATCTCTTATTGCTACTGTCAAACGTATATGTTACAAACTCGTCTACATCTGAAAGTTCCGGACTATATTCATGGTTCCTGAAAGTTCCGCTTATCAACTGCAGATAGCACTTTCCACTTTCTTTGACAGGCCGGACAACAACATTGTCATAAAGCGGATCTATATCGAAATGACCGCATACAAGACTTGAAATACTAAAATCCTTGTTTATGTCGCTTTCGAGAACATCCAGAGTATAATTAGCATACTTGTACTTGATATCTGCACTCGTTGTTTCTCCTGCTGACTTCCGGACAATGAACCTGTACAGGCTTACAGTTGAAGATTCCGCATTCAACTGTTCTTCAGACTCGCTGCTCATCTCATCAAGATGATAAATCATCGAAAGCCTGTTCAGTTTCGTATACCTGTCATACTCTCCGTAGTCAACGCCGTATTTCTTCAAGACAGAATCAATGGACAATCCGGTAGAAGTATCATAGTTCTGTATCGCTACATATCTTGTCTTGTCATTACTGTCCTTAATCTTGTACCATTCCTTGAAAATGATGTCCTGATAACCGAGAAACTTGATTGCATTGAAAAGCGCCTTATAAGTTCCGACGAACGGGAATATCTCGTCATAGTACAAGAACAGCTCTTTCGACTTCTTGTTCACAAGAGTCCAGTCACAACCCTGCTCGTCTACATCCTGCTGCTTGAACACGTTAGGATACTTGATTGGATCGGGAATTCCGAAATTCGTCATCAATGTCCGGAAACGCTCGTCTTCATCCTCGACTTCAGTCAAGAACTGGATAACGCCGATGAAATAATCAACATCTTCGGCAATGTCCCTGATGAACATGCCCATCGCATTCTTGTAGCATCCTTCCGTACTGCTCTGGAAACCGACAGTGAAATGCATCACATTCAAAAACTCCGTATTGCTGTTGTCAGTAACCGAAGCAACCGCTTCATCCTTGTTCAGCATGTACATCGAGTCGCTCTTGACCAAATCCACATTATTCTCTGCGGCAGTAATAAACGTCATCTCAGAATCCATCTGGAACCTGAAATGAAGCCTGTACTTAACATTTCCGTCTTGTATCTCAGGATATGTATATCTTTCCCCTTCGCTATCAGCGCCATTATCCGTAACGATGATGACTGTTGTCGCCGCAATGAAATCCGCTGAAACTTTTTCCTGCATACAAGTGCCGACATAACGAACATATGGAAACTGGTTCTCGTCCACGTTGTATGCCATCATGTACAAAGCCGTGCTTATGTTTTCACCGTACTTTGCTATCAAATCAGCATCGTTCTCAACTTCTTTCTTATACTGCGTATTCGTTGCCTTTATAAGACCGATTTGTGAAGCTTTGATACCATAGCAGTTACTTGCATCATCGGCAGTAACAGACTCGTCCAAGAAATCAGTATCGCCTGTATTGAAAGAATACTGAATATACTTTCCATTCGTCTTGTAATTGTCTACACTGACAGGATAAAAGAAATCAAGCAAGTCGTATTCTTCTACAAATACTTCATCTCCTGTGCTTACAGTTATGCGTATCTTGTTTTGGTCAATATGCGTTTCTGTTTTCTGTGAACCATCAGGATATTCATTAATAGTTATGTACTTATAGCAGAAGAAAATGATCTTGTTCAATGCTTCTCCGTCCACTGCAACAATCTGTCCTTCGTTATTGGTTATTCTCGGCCTAATAAAATTTCCGTTATTGTTGTATATTCCGAGGATATCTTTCGCTACAGAATAACGATGGATTATCTTGTTATCGACACTGTCAGCCAGCGGGAAATTCACAGCAGGCCGAACCATTCCCGGATTGTCAACAATCACTTCTATTGCATTGTTGCTGATTTCAAAATGTCCGGAAGGATTGTCTATGAAAGCAGAAAACACGCGGTCGCACGGAATTATCTCCCATGAAACCGAATACTGCTTCTGCATTATAATCTGCCTACCGTCTCCGGTAAAGAACTTCAAGTTGTCTAATCCAAGCCTGTCAGACATTTCATCAATTTATATTTTTTGAATGTTTCGGAAGCGCAATAGCATATGTCAGCTTTATCATGCGGACAGCATTGATAAGATACTCGACAAGTCTTTCTATCTGCCTCATCGGAGCATCATTCAGCGGATTCGCAAAGAGCTCAGGCGAAACAACATTTTGCATGATATGCCGTTCATAGTCATATCCGGAGTTTCTATAGTCATCGTGCATATGATTCGTATAACTCTTGAACGAGTCAACATCCTTTATTCTTGGCATAATCTATACATGTTTTTAATCTTGGCTTACAAGAATGCCAAGGCATTTCTTCTGGTTCACGACAATGTCAATCACTGCATAGTCATATGCATCATTGTCATTGTGTCCGAAAGACACATTCGCATACACATTGTACTTCGTTTCGTCAAATCTCACATACTTTGCAAGAACGACGTTCACGTTGTACAGAATCTGTTCTTGCGACTGATTGTAACTGAACAGGTACTTCTGCAAATCGATTCCAAAATCGTAGTCTCCGAGAACCTGCCCGTGCTTCGTTCCGAGAACAATCCTGATCTGCTGAAGAATCTGCTCCAGCTCGTCGTCATACTCAACCCGACTCTGATAGTTCCTGTCAGTCGGCAACTTGCAATATATCTCTTTCGTCATGTTCTTATCAGTTTATTGGATTGTCAAGAGAAAGTCTTGTATTGTGCGTATAAGACACAAGATTCAGATTGAAAGCGGAATTGTAGTCATTCGACTGGATGTCCGAATACTCGATTCCGCTACTTGAAGTGAAACCGCCGCGGAACAACGGCAATATGTCCCTGACTTGCCTTGCCATTCCAGCAGAATTGATATACTTGCGCGTCAAGACAACATCTCCGAAATCGTCAATCCCGTAGAAACCCGTCTTTCCGTATATATTCTCGTTATTCACATCCGCATCAAACCAGACTTTCACAGAGTCGATTCCCTCGACAGTCTCAAGCAAAGCCGTTATGTCAGAAAGCGGAAGCATATCCTTTCTTGTATTGTTGATAAGATAATCGGAAAGCTTGGCAATGCTGTCTGCATAAACAGACTCTATATTGTAGCCTTCCCAAATCTTCACATTCGCATTGATGGCAAAACGCGGCGTCTTAGGCTCGATAAGCCTGTTCTCCATTGTTATGATTTTCTGTCCGGAATTCTCTATCATCTGCAAAAGATTGAACTGCTCTTCCGCTGTCAAAGTAAACAGCGTTTCCGCGCAAGTGAAATAGTTATTGGTCGATGAAAGACGCTTGGAAATATCAGGGATCAGCATGATATACACTGTATTGTCATTCATTGTCGTATCTTCAACTCTCTGTTGCGCTATCTGCATGTTCTCAAGACACTTCTCCAAATCCGCATATATCGCCCTTGACTCATCTGCATTCTCTCCATAAGCAGAAGCGGCTTGTTGCCATTTGTCGAACATGACAGAATAATCGTACTGTGCCTTTTCATACGCTATATTCGCATATATATTGGCTTCTTTCGATGCATATCCCTTGACAACTTCAATCGTCGAGAACATATTCATTCTCTTAAAGAAATACTTGTAGTTCACTTCATTTGCAAGAACAAAAGAACGGGATGCATGCGGAGCAATCATTTGCGTAAGGGCAATATCTTCCGATTGGGAACCGAATATCAAGTCTGTCTTAAGCGATAACTTGAAATTCTCTCCGAGATTGATATAAGTTCCGTCCTGAAGAATTCCGTTTCCGTTGATAACCCAAGTCTGTTCAGACGAGTTTGCATAAGTCTTTGCAAGATTTCCGCCGATTCCGTCAGATATGACATACTCTACAAGAATCGTGGAACCTTCTGCCGGTATCGCGCCCATGTCTCCGTTTCCGAAGAACACGTCGATTCCGCCGGTCTGCCCGGTACGAACCATGCAAGCCTTCTGGTTGTAGCCCATATCAAGCATAGACTCCACATTGTCCCAACGCTCTCCGTTCACATACACATTGATGAAATACTGCTC